TACAATACGCTGGCAAAAATAGTTATAAAAATAAAGATGAATTATTTATGACAATAGGATCTATGTGTGCCGTATGGTGCAAGTGTTTTAAAGTAAGTATTGCTCCATTATTTGAGTTTAATACATTAATGGAAGATAGGAATTATCATTATAGATTAATTAATAGAATAAGAAGCTATGCTAATTTAGGTCAAGTAACACATACTTGGAACAAAATGAACGTGAAAAGTGTTACAACAGCAAAAAAACAACAATATGGCAATGAATTACAGTCAAGACTAGAATGGGATCATTGTGCATATAGGCATATTGCTGGAATGCTTGACTTATTAAATGAATTAGATAACCCACTATGGATAAGTTTTATTAATGAAAAAATAGATGCTTGCAAAAATAAAATATCAAGAAATGTGTTTGAACAATTTTAGGAGGTAATATTATGTCAAAATTAAAGACAGTGTTTACGACAGGAACGTATGATATTTTACACTATGGGCATATAAATTTATTAAGACAAGCAAAAGAACTAGGTGACTATCTTGTTGTGGGTTTAAATGTTACTAAAAATGGTAAAAGCACATATTATTCTTATGAAGAAAGAAAAAAAATGCTTGAGGCAATAAAATATGTTGATGCAGTTGTTCCAATAGTAAATCAAGAAGACAAGTTTAAATATTTAGAATATGCTGATACATTTGCGATAGGTAGCGATTATATTGGCTATGAAGATATGGAAGAAATTGAAAAAATTACTAAAGTTGTTTATATAGATAGAACGCCAAACATAAGTAGCACACAAATAAAGAAACATTTAAGCGACGGAACAATATACCATACAATAGTAATAGATATTGATGATACGATATGTTTTACTCGTAATAGAGATTTTAATAATAGTAGACCTAATGATGAAGTAATAGAAAAAATAAATAAGTTGTATGATGAAGGATGGAAGATTATTTTATTTACTGCTAGGGGCGACAAAAGTTGTAACACATTAGAAGAAAAAGAATTAAAATATAGAGAAATAACTGAAGCGTGGTTAAATAAAAATGGTGTTAAATATCACAAATTAATGTTTGGCAAACCTAATGCTGATTATTATGTTGATGATAAAAATATAAGTATTGAGGAATTTGTAAGAAAGAGGTTATTATGAAATATATACTAATGTGTGGGGGAAATTATAAAGAATTTGAAATACCAAAGCAATTATTAAAAATAAATGATGAAACTTTGGTTGAAAGAACGATAAGGTTATTAAAAGAGAATGGAATAACTGATATAGCAATAAGTACAAGTAACCCAATGTTTGATTATATAAACGTTGAAAAATTAAGACATAATAACGAGTATGTTCACGATACAGATGGAAAAGGACAACCTGTTGGGTGTTGGCTTAACGCATATTATCCAACTGATGAACCTGCTTGTTATTTACACGGTGACGTATATTTTAGTGAGGATGCTATAAAAAAGATAATCAATGCAGATTTTAAAGACACATTGTTTTTATGCACTTGCGACTGGAGCGATAAAAGATTTGTAAAAAGCCCAAAGAATTTTAAAGGCAGAGAACCATTTGGATATATAGTTAAGAACCAAAAAGTATTTAGAAATGCTATAAATGATTTATTAAGAATGACTGAAAATGGTGAATTTAAAGATGGCATAAAACCTTTTAGTTGGCATTTATATAGATATCTTAATGGACTAGATTTATGTAAAAATACTAAAAAATATACTGAAATAAATAATATATTCAATGAAGATGGAGATTATTTAGTAATAAATGATGTTACAACAGACATTGATAGTATGAAGGATGTTAAAACATTAGAGGAGTGGTTGTGTAAATGATAATAGCAATGTGTTGTACTAGAAATTGGTACATATATCTAGCGACAGAAATATATGCTTTATTTAAAAACAACAATGTAAAGAAGTTATATTTATTTATTGAAGATGATGAAATACCTTATTTAAAAGATGACAGAATAGAGTTTATTAATGTAAATAATTTACCAGAATATATTTTACCAACAAGCCCAAATTACAATACAAAATATACTAAATTAAGTTATATAAGGTGTTATTTTACTAAAATATTAAGTTGTGATAGAATAATATATGTGGATGCTGATGCAATCGTTGTTGATAACATTCAAGAATTATGGGATATGAATGTTGACGTAATTGCTGGGATAAAAGAACCTGGCGAATGGGACAAATATTTAGGTATTGAAAATATGAATGATAATTACATAAATAGTGGTGTCCTAGTAATGAATTTAAAAAATATAAAAAATGAGCATCTAGACGATAAAATGATAGAGTTATTAAATACTCAAAAATACTTTTTCCCAGACCAAGACGTAATAAATATTGTATGTAAAGATAGAATAAAATATATTAGCAATATTTATAATTCAACTGAAACAACTGGTTTTAGAGATGACGCAAAAATAGTTCATTATATACGTGAAAGAAAAGGTTGGAAAAAGGGAAGCCCAAGAAGTGAAATATGGTATAATTATCATAAAGAAATGATAGGAGGGATAAAAATGGATAATTATAAGGTAAAAGCAATAATCAATTTTGACGACGTACAAGCAGGAGTTAAACGTGAAGCAGGTAAAAGTGAATGGAAATGCAGTAAAGAAAGATATTTATTTCTTAAAGAACACAATGCTGTTGAATTAATTGAAATTGAAAAGGTAGAGTTACCTAAAACTGAAGAATTAATAAAAGTCGTTGAAATAAAAGAACCTGAAACTGTTAAAACAGTAAAAACAACAAGTAAGAAAAAAACTAGCAAGAAAAAATAATCTTGCTTTTTAGGGGAATAGTACAATGGTAGTATAGAAGTCTCCAAAACTTTAGATGTGGGTTCAATTCCTACTTCCCCTGCCAAAAAAAAATATTTACAATTATGTAATTGTGTGTTATAATATGTATGTAAATAAAAAAAGGAGGTTATATTATGGCAAAAGATGATATCGGGGGAGTATGGAGAACTGTTAGTGGACGTCGTATTTTTATTAAAGAAGGGCAAGATTTAGCAACTGCGATGAAAGAAAGTGGTAAATTCAAAGGTTCTAACAAATCAAAAACTCAAAAAAGTGATTTTTATAACAGATTATCGAAAGAAGAACAAGAAAAATACGATAATTATTTAAAAAAAGGATATAGTAAAGAAGATATTGAAAATACATTAATGTATAAAACTCAAGAAGATAGAATGGAAGAAGCAGGAATAAAATTTGCCTCTAAAGAAGAAACAGAAAGTTTACAAAATAAAGCAAATGATGTTTATAAAGAATATGTAAAAAACACTTTAAATAATGATGAATATTTACAAGCAAATAGACCTAATGAATATTTCCAAAAAATGTTAAGAGAAAAAGATAGTGAATTAAGAGAAGAAACATTAAAAAATCTTGATGCCAACGCAAAAGAAGCAGTAAAACAAGGAATTGACAAAAATGAATTTGCACAAAAAAATGCAGAACGTGGTATTAATACAACAAAAAGTGATGAAGCATATAATAAAGCACAAGAAAAAAGTTTAAATAGTTTAAGAAGAAAAGACGAAAAGATATTAAAAAACGAATATCAACAATATTTAAAAGAACACCCAAATAGCAAATTAACATTTGAAGACTTTAAAAAATGGTAAAAGCAATAAAAACTCTTAATAATTTTTACATAATAAAAGGAAGTTTTGACAACTTCTTTTTTTTGTGGTATTCTTTAGGTAGATATTAAATCACGCGTGGACTTGACCACGTTAAAAAAATGTTAAGGAGGAAATATTTTATGCGTGAAGTTTTGGAAGGTTTAGAATTAGACAAAGAAACAGTTGATACTATTATGGCTGAATATGGAAAACGTGTTCAAGGTTTCAAAGAAAAAATTGAAACTTATGAAGGTGAAATTAAAGGTTATAAATCAACTATTGAAGAAAATACTAAATCTTTAGAAAATCTTCAAAGTATGACAAACGAAAACAAAGACTTAAAAGCACAATTACAAATGACCGGTAGTAATGTGAAAAAGGAATTTGAAAAGTTTGTTACTAGTGAAGTCAATTCAAAAGTTAATGATGAAACTGACTTTGCAACTGCACTTGAAACATTTAAAAAGGAAAACCCTCAATACTTTGGGGACACCAAAATTGTTAAGGTGCAAAGTTCTTCACCTTTAAATGGTGGGGAAGCAAAACCAACTACCACAAATGATATTATGAATGATATTCTTCGTGGCAGTGCAAATTAATTAAAAATAGAAGGAAGGAAAAAATATTATGACAAAAATCGCTAGAACTGATATTGACAGTTTAGTTGAAACTCAAGTTGCTGATGAAATCTTCCAAGGTGTTGTAAGAAATTCAAAAGCACTTTCATTAATGAAAAGACTACCTAATATGACAAGCGATAAAACAAAATTAAGAATATTAGATAGTTTACCAATCGCATACTTTGTTGATGAAACAAGTAACAATGGTAGAAAAAAATTAACAAAAATGGCTTGGGACAAAAAATATATCAATGCCGCAGAAATTGCTGTAATCGTTCCTATTAAAGAAAATGATTTAGCAGACGCTAGTATTGATATTTGGGCTCAAGTAAGACCAAGATTAATTGAAGCATTTGGTCGTAAAATAGATGACGCTATTATTAATGGTGAAGGAAAACCTGCTGACTGGAGAAAAGGATTAATACCTTCAATTCTTGAAGTTGGTGCTAGTGTTCAAGAAACTGGACATTTATATAGTGACATTAATGACGTTATGACAAAAGTTGAAGAAAGTGGTTATGACGTAAATGGTTTAGTTGGTGGAGTATCATTAAAAGGTAAATTCCGTATGATGACTGATACAACTGGACAACCTTTACAATCAACTGAAATTGGTTCTTTAAATAGAACATTTGTTGACAATGGTACTTGGGATAAAGATAAAGCAACTTTAGTTGCTGGAGACTTTAGCCAAGCAGTATATGCAATTCGTCAAGATATTACATATAAAGTATTAGACCAAGCAACTATTCAAGACCCATCTACTGGAGAAATATTATATAATCTTGCACAAGATGATATGATTGCTCTACGTGTTACAATGAGACTTGGATGGCAACTACCTAACCCAGTAAACGCTGAAAATGAAACTGCAACTCGTTTCCCATTTGCGGCTTTAGTACCTGAAGGTGGAGTAAGTCTTTAATAATTAAAAGGAGGGCATTATGGAATTTGAAGGACAATACCTGTCTTATGAAGAATATAGAGGGCTAGGTGGAACTTTAGACCAAATGCCTTTTAATATATTGGAATATGAAATTAGAAAAAAAATTGACTTAGAAACTCAAGATAGATTAATAAATTGTGAAGAAATACCTACTAGTGTAAAAATGTGTGAATTTCGTTTAATTGATACTTTATTAACTTATAGTAATCAAGAAAATGAAAATAAAAACATCGCTAGTGAAAATACTGATGGTTATAGTGTTAGTTATGTTACTGGAAGCCAAATTAAAGAATTAATAAAATCAAAGAACGCTGAAATAGAAGATATTATATTAGACTATTTATTTGGAACAATAATAAACGGCGAACATATAATATACAATGGTGTTCGTTAATGATAACTAATTCATCACTAACAATATTTCATAAAACACTTGATAAAACAACAAAATTAGAAAAATGGATAAGATATAACTACGAAAAAGTGTGGTTCTTCGGTGGTAAAGGTGCTAGTATTAATAAAGGTTATGACAATGCAAATGACGTTGAGGTGCGAATACCTTATAACCAAAATAGTGAGTTAAATATAAATGATTTTGCGATTGGCGACATTATTGTACAAGGCACTTTAACCACTGATATTACTACACAACAAGATTTAAAAGATTATTTGGTATATAATATTAAAAGTATAAATAATAATAATTTTGGTAATAACCAACATATTCATATCGGAGGTAAATAATGCCAGTATATATAAATAATTTTAGTAAAATAGCAAAAAGATTAGGAATAGAACCAAATGGCTCCGTTCAAAGTTATTTTACTGAAAGATGTTATGAATATATGGATAAATATGTTCCTATGGATAGAGGTAATTTAAGAACTATTGTTGATATTGAAAGCAATTATATTATTTACGAAAGTCCTTATGCAAGTTATCAATATTATGGTAGAAGAAAAGACGGAAGCCACGTTATAAACCCAGAAAATTATACTACTGAAGGAACTTGCCCATATTGGGATGAAAAAATGATAAGTGCTGAAATAGATGATGTTGTTAAAGATGTCCAAGATTATATTAAATATCACGGAGGTAAAAATTAATGAGTTATCAAGATACAAGAATTTATAAATTAAGAGAATACCTTATATCTATTATAAACCAAATAACTAACAATGAAAATTATCAAATTAATGCAAATATGCTTGACAATAATGCTGATAATTATTCTATTGATAAAATACCAACTTCTAGTATTGTTGAAAAGTGGATTATTGGCTACGAAATGCATAAAGACGTATATAACTTTAGAAGTAGAAAAGCATATTCACAAGATACTATTAATAATTTAAAAAATATAGGTTTCTTTGAACAATTTGAAGGAATAATTAAGTCCAATAACGAAAAAGGCATATTGCCTGATATAGAAGGAATTGAAGAAATAAAATGCTTGAATTGCGGGACATTAAATAACGCTGGTACAAACACAGCAGAATTTGATATACAAATTCAAGTTACATATAAAGAAGATAATGAAGAAAAAATAATAAGTTTATAAAGGAGGAAAAAAAATGGCTTTAGTACCTGATAGTATTGAAAAAATTAAAAGAAGTCAATTTTTAACATTCCTAGACATAACTCCATCTAGTTCTGCTACTTGGAAAGTTCTAGGGGTTGGAATAACTGATTATGGTATAGCATTTAACCCTCAAGTAGACACAGAAAAGTGGATAATTGAAGATAATGCTAGAAATGACCATTCTTCAAACCAAAAACAAAGTACAGTTACTCAAAAATGTTACAAGAATGACCCAGTATTTGAATTTGTTAATTCTGGTCGTGATAAATTAAATTACAAATCACACGTTCTTGATATTGATGCTTGGAATGGAACTGGAAGCACATATCCAGCAAAAATGAGTGACGTAATTATAACAATTACAAATTATATGGGTGAAGATGCTTCTATTGAATACGATATCTATTATGATGGTGATGCAGTAGAAGGAACAGTTACAATAAATGATGGCGTTCCTACATTTAGCCCAAACACAAGTTTATAATAAGACCTTATAGGGGTTGAGGGGTTTAACCCTTGACCTCTTTTTAATTAATAAAGAAAGAGAGATGTGAATAATAATGACAGAAAATTATATTCAATTAGGAAAAAGCGATGTTCTACGCTTGGGAATTAGAACAGAAAACGGTGAAGATACTGGAGAATTTTTAGAATTTAATTTAGGTGATATTGAATTACCTTTAAAATATCAAGAATTAATTGAAAAAGATAAAAGAAATAGGGAAAACTTAAAAAATCAAATATATATTATTGATAAAAGACAAGATGTTAAAGGCAAAAAGTTATTGAGTAAAAATGAAGAAGATAAAATTAGATTATTAAAAGAATTTTTTAATAGGGAAGTTGAAGTCTATAATATGTTTCTTGGTGAAAACGGAGTTCAAAAGTTATTAAATGGTAGAAAATTAGGTTGGACAAGTTTACAAGAAATAGATGAAATCATAGAAAAACAAATAACTCCATATTTAGATATAAATATGAAGAATATTACTGAAAAAATTAAGAATAAATATAGCCAAGTTATTGATGAAAAAGATAAAATTGAAGTGATTGAATAATGGCTTGTGAAAAAAAGATACAAATAGACGACACTATTTATACTGCAAATACTAATTTTAAAATTGCAATTAAATGTAATGAAATTGCAAAAGATAAAACTATTGGCGATTATGAACGTGCTTTAGGCGTTATTTGTACAATTTTTGGTAGTGAAGCATTAGATAACCCTATGCACTATGAAAAATTACTTAAATGGGCTTTAAATTATTTATCGTGTGGTAAAGAAATAGAAAATACAAATGAAAAACCTGATATGGACTATGTTGAAGATATGGACTTTATTGTTGCTTCTTTTCAAAGTGATTATGGTATAAATCTTGATGAAGAAGAAATGGATTGGCATAGATTTAATAATCTTATTAATGGTTTATCAAACAGTGAATTTGGAAATTGTTGCGTATTAAATAGAGTAAGAAATTTGCGAAATCTTGATATTAGGGATATTAAAGACCCAAAAGAAAGAGATAAAATAATTAAAGCAAAAAAAGCAGTAGAATTAAAAAAATATAGAAAAGAAAACCACTTAACTGAAGCACAAAAGAAAAGTGCAGAAGAATTAGTGAAATTACTTGGCTTATAGAAGGGAGATGATTTTATGAACCCAGATGGATGGGTTATTATTGGTACTGATTTAGATACAAAAAAACTTGAAAGAAAATTAAATGAAACTCAAAGAAAATTAAAAAGTTTTGAAAAAGAAAACGAACAATTAACAAAAACGAAAGCAAAATTAGAACTTGATTTAAGTGATTATTATAAAGAAAAAGACCTTATTGAAGAAAGCACTAATGAATGGTTAAGTCAAGCACAAACACAAGAAGAAGTTAATAAGATATTACAAGGGGAAAATGAAAATGTTGCAATGTTAAACGAAAAATATGCAACACAATTAAAAAAAATAGAGGACGTTAATCTTAAATTAAAAGAAAATACAGTAAATCAAGGAAAATTAAAAAGTGAAATTGACGATACAATAAAGAAAATTAATGCTTCAAAAACTAAAGATTTTTTTGAAAGTCAAGGCAAATCAGTTGAAAAACTTATTAAAAAAATTACTAAAATGGCTTTAGCAGTATTTGGTCTTCGTAGTGCCTATATGTTTGTTAGAAGTGCGATTAGTCAAATTATTGCTGAAGACGAAAGAATGAAATATCAAATTGAATATATTAAATATTCTTTAGGTCAAGCCATAAAACCAATAGCAGAGTTTATTGTAAACATAGTTTATAAGATAGCAACAGGCATTGGTGCAATATTAAAATTATTATTTGGTATTAATATTTTTTCAAAAGCAACAAAAGATAATTTTAAAAAAGCAAACCAAAGTGCTACAAAATTAAAAAAGACTTTAGCAGGTTTTGATGAATTAGATGTAATTAATGATGATGGAACAACTGGTATTGGTAGTTCTATAAATAATGCTTTAAGTGATATTGGAGATTTAAGCACAGAAGTAGATAGTTTGGCTTCTAAAATAAAAAAATGGTTTTGGGGTGGAGAATATAATAGTATTACTGATGCAATTGTTGGTAATTTAAAAAAAGTACCTCAAAATTTATATGATACTTTTCATAATGCGTATGATTATGTAATCAAACCATATTTAATTACACCATTTTTACAAGGTTTAAATAATATTAAAGAAGCATTTAGACCAATATGGGAACCACTAAAAGCCTCATTAACGAATACGATTGATAATTATATTAAACCAAAATGGGACGCATTAAAAGAATATATGTCTCAAAGAATAGAAATATTAAGACCTATATGGGAACCAATAAAAGAAGGTTTCATCAATGTTAAGAATAAAATATTAAATATATTTGCACCATTTTTAAATGCTATTATTGATGCAATAAACTTTACATTTGGAATATTTGGTGTTCACCTTGATAGAATTGAAATAAAAAGTGAAGAAACTGGAGACGAAATCGTAGAAAATATTGGCGGAGCATTAGATAATGTTGAAGAAAATGCAAGTAATTTATCAAATCAAGAGTTTAATATAAATATAAATACTTCTAATATTAACGAAGCCAGTTTAGGTATTTCAAGTGTTTGGGATAATTTAAAACAATTAGTATCAAAACCTTGGAAAGTAGTAGTTAATTTTGTTTCTGATGCGGCAACTTCTGTTGGCAATGCTTTTTCAAGTGCTTGGAGTAAAATAAAAAATTTCTTTGGTTTTGCAAATGGTGGAATTATAGTGCCAAAATTAGCAACAGGTGGAATTATAAATCAACCTGGACGTGGTGTTCCATTAGCAAGTGCTATTGGTGGTGAACGTGGTGCTGAAGGTGTCATTCCATTAACAGATAGTCAACAAATGGCATTATTAGGTGAAGCAATAGGTAAATATATTACAATTAATGCTAATATAGTAAATACAATGAATGGTAGAGTTATTTCAAAAGAATTACAAAAAATTCAAAATGAAAATGACTTTGCATATAATAGATAGTGGGGTGATTTAATTGTTTATAAATATAGATAGTATTCAAGTTAAGACATCGTCAATGCAAAATTATTTATCATTAGGACAATATTTAGTTGAAGCAAAATATGGATATAATAAATTATGGTCAAGTGATACTGGTCGTAATCTTGCTGGTAAAAAGGTAGGAACATTAATAGGAATATTTCCTAAAATAATATTACAATTTAGAAAATTAACTAAAAGCGAATTAGAAATAATTATTCCTATATTAGACAGTGCTAGTCAAAGTTTTAAATATTATGACCCAAATAAGAAAGCAACAATTACAATAAATACTTATACTGGAGATTATGAAATAATTAATAAACAAATAATAGATAATAATTCTAAAAATGAAGGTTTTAGTTGTTCATTTATTGCTGAAGAAAGAAGGCTATAATGAAAATACATACAAACGATTTTAAAAATCAAATTAAAAAAATGGGACGTCAATTAGACAGTATTATTACTTATGAACAAGATGGTGAAACAATAGAGTTAGGAATGGAACAACTTAACTCTATTACACCACATTATGAAGGTGCTATATTAAAATCAATAATGAAACAACTTGATATTGATAGTAATGTGGAAATACCTAAAGACACAGTATTAAATTATCAATTTGGTGTTAAAGTTAGAGATGAAGAAGTTGAAGATTATAGAGATAATTATGATTATATAGACTTTGGTAATTATATTGTTTATGAAACTGAAAAACAAGAAGACACAAATAGTTGGAAGATAACTTGCTATGATAAGATGCTATATTCTATGAAAGATTATGAAAATCTTAATATAGCATATCCAATAACTATTAGAGATTATATTAATACAATATGCACACACCTTGGTTTAACATTTGCTAATTCAAGTGATACATTTGCAAATTATAATAGACAAATACCTGGTGAGTTATATTTAACTTATGATAGTGAAACACAAACATATTCTTCTATGGATTATACATTTAGGGACGTATTAGATGAACTCGCACAAGCAACGGCAAGTACAATTTGCATTAATAATGATGATGAATTAGAAATAAGATATATTACTGAAACAAATGATACTATTGATGAAGAATATTTAAAAGATATTAATGTAAATTTTGGTGAACAATATGGTGCTGTAAATACTATTGTATTAAGTAGAAGTGCTGATAGTGATAGTATATATTATCCGTCAATACTACCAGAAAACCCTATTGAAATAAAAATAAGTGATAATCAAATAATGAATGGCAATAATAGGGCAGATTATTTGCCTGATATATATGCAAAATTAAATGGGTTACAATATTATATAAATAATTTTTCAAGCCCAGGTATTACTTATTATGATATTTGTGATAGATATACTGTTCAAGTTGGCGAAAACTATTATTCGTGTGTTATGCTTAATGATGAAATTAATATTACTCAAGGTTTAGATGAAAATATATATACAAATATGCCTAATGAAAGTGTAACAGATTATACAAAAGCAGATAAGACTGATAGAAGAATAAATCAAACTTATTTAATAGTTGATAAGCAAAACCAACAAATAGAAGCAGTTGTTTCGCAAACAATAGACCCTAGCAACCCAGATAGTACAAATAATAAGGTTGCAAGATTATCATTAAAGGTTGATGAATTAGAAAGTGAAATAAGTGAAACTATTGAATTAACAGTAAGCGGTGAAAGTACTGAAGGTACTGTACCACTAACAAATGTTGCTGAAAGTCAACCAATATTAATAAAGATACACCCAATAATAAATAATATTTCATATTTATATCCTAGTAATCATTTATATCCAGCAACTCAAGATTATCCAGCAAAGCAAGGGTTAGTTCCTAGTGGAACATTAACACCAAGCAATAGTCTTGAACCATCTACTGGTTATCCAGCACAAGGCATTAAATATCCAAAATCAAGAGCATTATTATTTAATAATACAAGCACTAGCACCACATTTACTTGGACGTTACCAACAGATTTATGGTACTATGATAGTACACATTATGACGAACTTGAAATGTCTTATGGTGATGGTACAAATTCAACAATAATAGTTACTAGAAAATGTGAAGTCAATGCTGATGGAACAATAAGTTTATTAGCAACACCAACAACAGAAACATATCCATATCCAACTGAAGAAGAACTAAAATTAACAAGTGGTAATTATACAATAAGTTTTGGCGATAATATTGCAGGTTATTTATATGTACAATTAATGGCAAATAATTTATATACTTCACAATTCTATACAAAAGCAGAAACTAATTCAAGAATAAGTCAAAGTGCAAGCGATATTACAGCAAGCGTAAATCAAACATTAACAAATTATTCAACAACTGCTGAAATGAATAGTGCTATTAGTATAAGTGCAAGCGAAATAAATAGTGTTGTTAGTACAAAGGTTGGTAATAATGAAGTAATATCTAAAATAAATCAAAGTGCCGAACAAGTACAAATAAATGCAAATAAGATATCATTAGCAGGTAAAACAATAAATTTAACAAGTGACACAATTAATATATCTTCAACTAATTTTAGTGTAAATGAAAATGGTGTTATTATAGCAACAAGTGGAACAATAGGTGGTTGGAATATTACAGCACACAAATTGGAAAGTGGTGCAAATGGCACTTATATTAGATTAGACAGCAATAATTCTGTTGCTTCGGCAATATGGTGTGGAGCAGAAGACGCTAGTGATGCACCATTTAGACTTTATAAAAATGGTTCTTTAAAAGCAACTAACGCAACAATAAATGGAACATTGACTTCAACAGATGGTTCTATTGGTGGTTTTACATTATCGGAAAATGGTTTTTATAAAAATAAAACTTCAATTTCAAGCAATACAAGAGGCGTATTTTTAGGAACAAATGGCTTTAATTTTGGTGATAGCACATATTATATAAAAATGGGTAGTTTAACAAATCACCCAGAAGTCTCTGGTTTAAATGTAACAGGTTCATCGGGTATTAATTTATACAACAATGGTATTAGTAATTGCACATTAATTACTTCTACTGCTGGAAATAGAATAACAATAAGGTCTAATTCAAGCGGAGATGAAGCAGGAAGAATAAGAATGGAATGTGCGGCAGGTTTAAGTAACATAGATTTCTTTAGTTCGGTAGCAAATATCAATATGCTTCAAATATATAATCATATTCACGGTGGTTCTTCTATTAAGATAAAAAAGAATATTGAAAAAATAAATCAAGAAGAAAAAAATAAAATTTATGATATTATAAAAAATATAGATTTATATAGTTATAATTATAAAGAAGAATATAATTCTTCAAAAGATTTATATCACGGCTTTATGATAGAAGATTTAGAAAATACAATATTAAAAGATTATCTTCACTTTAAACAAAATGAAAATGATAAAAATATAAAAACATTTGAAAGTGCTGAATTACCAAAATTAAATTTATTATTAATTAAAACATTAATAGATAAAATAGAAAAATTGGAGGCAAAATATGAATAAACCATTTACATTAATAGTTAAGGAAACAGAAGAAAAAATTGTGGAAACAATTAATAATTCTAATTTACCAGCGTACGTTTTAAAAAAAATATTACAAGACTTATTTCAACAATTAGAAATAGCAGAACAGAATGAAATAGAAAAATATAATGAAGAATTAAAAAATAATGCCAATAAAGAGGAGAGTGATAAATAATGGCTTTAGTAACATTCGTGGACGATAGTGCACCATATCTTAATGCACAAAATTTGAATGGGAACTTTAATGAAATATTAGATTTGACTAACATTAAAGTTGTTGATTATTCTGGAACAATATCAAATTTTTTACCAAATACTTCAAGATATATAACTATATCTACTTCGGTGCCAACAGGATATACTTTAATAGGATATATTCAAAAGAAAAATGGTTTTATATCACAAATAATGTGGTCAATAATAAATAGTGCCAATAATGAATGCAGTATTGGTGCAAGAAGTTTTTCAAATGAAACTTTAAACCCTACATTTTACATTTCTGGAATATATGCAAAAAGAGTAAATCAATAGAAGGAGGAATTAATTATGGCTTATACAAAACAAACGTGGAATGATTTACCAGATACAACAACACCAGTAAACGCAACTAGATTAAATCATATGGAAAATGGAATAAAAGATAATGATACAGCGATAAGTAATAAATGGGGTTCTGCCAATATAAAAACCAAAACTATTAATGATACTTTAAATAGTTATGTAAATATTGATTTAGACTTAAACATATCAAATGCTATTGTATTGTGCGTAGCAGGAACAACTGGTAATGGTGAGAGTGTATATTTTATTCCATTTATAACTTCTAGTGGTACGTGGTGTGCTTATACTTGTGTTGCTAGGTCAAATGCGGAATATTTACAAACTACTTATCAAAGAGTAACTTCTAATAGTGTAACAGCGGTAGTATATTATTTAGAAAGATAGAACAATTTTGTTCTTTTTTTCTTTTATGATATAATTTAAGTGATAATTTTATAGAAAGTGGGTGAAATAATGAGCAATAAAACTTATGATATATTAAAGTACGTTGCACAAATTGTTCTTCCAGCACTAGGCACTCTTTACTTTGCATTAGCAAGTATATGGGGTTTACCTTATGGGGAACAAATCGTGGGTACTATTACAGCAGTTGATACATTTTTAGGTGCAATATTAATGATTTCTACTGCAAATTATAATAAAACACAAGTAAAAGTAAAGAAGGTGAAATAATGGAATTTACACCAAGATATGAAGTTCCAAATAATAATAATAAATATTATGTAAATACAAATCGTGGAGGTTATAATAAGTGCATTATTCGTAATCAAGGCAATGGCTTCGTCCTTCCAAACTGCGTAGGATATAGTTATGGTAGATTTATGGAATGTGGTGAAATGACTTCTTGCAAGTTATCTGCTGGAAATGCTAAAGGTTGGTGGACACATAAAGATGGTTATAAACGAGGACTAACTCCAAAAGTTGGTGCTGTTGCCTGTTGGACAAATAATGGTGCTGGGCACGTCGCTTCTGTTGAAGAAGTTAATAGTGATGGCTCAATAGTTATTAGTATGAGCAATTACACAGGCACTTATAAAAATGGTAGGTTCTTCCAAATCTTAACTCTTAAAAAAGGTTACAAAATTAGTGGCTTAACATTCCAAGGTTTTATCTATAACCCAGTAGATTTTGACACAATAACTAAAATAAAGTTGCCAACACGTGGTTATTTCAAAAAAGGTGATAAGAGCCAAGATGTTGCTAAAATTGACCAATGGTTATATGAACTTTATAGAGATAAAAACGTATTAGGTGATTTATATTGGGATAATACAGTAAAATATGTCAAAAAGTTTCAAAAAGAAGCAAAGAAAAAAGGAATTTATAATGACAATATAGACGGTTGTATAGGTAAAAAGACCCTTAATGCTATGCGTGAATGTGGGTTCCCTTATTAATGTATATTTTATATGGTAACATTAATGGATGGAAAGAACTTATAAGAAGTGATGATGAACTAGATATAATTAACAAGTTAAATGAACATATAAATACAAATGAACAAATAAAATATTTTGTGACATTAAGCAATGGCAAAAATGATTTTATAGTGAAATTTATGAACACAATGGAAGACTATGTTGATTATATTTATATGGCAAGGCAAAGAGGTTTTGCAAGAAAAAGAAGCAAATAATAGGGCATAGAAATATGCTCTTTTTTTGTGTGTAAAAAATATGTAAAATATATTAATTTAATATTTATTATATATTAAATAAATGTTATAATAATACTAGGAAAGGAGATATGTAATGGAAAAAATGACCAGTATTTGTATTAAGATTTCACCAGAGTTAAAACAAGAACTTCAAAAAGAAGCAAAAGAACTTGGGTTACCGATGAACGCTTATATACGAATGATTTTATCCAAAAGAAATGAAAACAAGACTTAATTATCTTGAAGAATTAAATAAGGCATTTGGAGATTTTAAGTTTTTTGTGGAAGACCATCACTACGAATATAAAGGTGAACGAGTTGGAATTAGTGTAACAAGATTAATTGAAGAATATTGCAATGAGTTTAATGCTGAAGAAGTTGCTGAAAGAGTTGCTATAAAAGAAAATAAAACAGTTCAAGAAGTATTAGATGAATGGAAATATAAAAATGAATTTGCTTGTGAAAAAGGTTCTACTTGCCACGAATATATACAACATTTGTGGAGTAATAATGAATATAATGAGTTATTATTTGATGGAAGTATAGAATATATAAATGCAATTAATAAAATCCAAAATCAAGCAAAACAATTTTATAAAGATTATAAAGACAAATTAGAACACGTTGCTGATGAATTTGTTATCGGTAGTGATGTTTATTCAATTGCGTCGGCTATTGACCATATTTTTATTAATAAATTAACAGGTGGGCTTGTACTAGTTGACTACAAAACAAATAGTGATATTCATAAGAACGAACGTTATGCCAAGGATATGAAAGTTCCATTGAACCATTTAAAAGATTTTACTTTGAACCATTATTATATTCAATTATCTATTTATAAATATTTAGTTGAAAAGTACACTAATTTACAATTTGAAGAAATGTTTATAGTTTGGTTTAGTGAAAACAATGAAAATTACGAAATAATAGAAGTGCCTTATTTAAAAAAAGAAGTTGAAAAAATATTGGAAGCAAGGAGGGTGAAAAATATGAAAAGTGTTCCAGTATTATTAATTGGAAAAAGTGGAAGTGGTAAAAGTGCCAGTTTAAGAAACTTTAAAAAAGATGAAATTGCTATTGCAAATGTCTTAGGAAAACCACTACCATTTAAAAGCAATTTAGAAGCACCTAAAGTTGATGACTATAAAGTTATTTTAGAAGCCATTAAAAAAACTGATAAAAAAGTTATTGTGGTGGATGATGCCAATTACTTAATCACAAATGAATTTATGAAAAATAGTTCTATTAAAGGTTATGATAAATATAATGATATGGCAAATAATTTTTGGAATTTAGTTAATGGTATTAAAGATATTGAAGGTGGCAAGACTGTCTATATCATAATGCACGAAGATACTGATGAATTTGGAAATGTAAAACCAAAGACTATTGGAAAATTACTTGATGATAAATGCAATATCCAAGGGCTTTTCACAATTTGCATTCGTGCTATGTATGACGGCAATAATTATATTTTTAGATTAAAAACTAATGGTCAAGACTGCGTAAAAACTCCTATTGGCTTATTTGACGAAGACCAAATGGAAAACGATTTAAAAGCGGTTGATGATAAAATTAGAGAATATTATGGACTAGAATAGGAAAAAATATGACAAGATATAAATGTGTTATAAAAGGAAATGATAATGGTACTGATATTATAATAAAAGTGCCAAACGAATATTTAGATAATTTATTTGATAGTCTAGTATTTACTATGACAAATTTTGCTTATACTTATGAAATACCACAAAAAAAATTATTAGAAATTGTAAAAGATAAATATAAACAAATTTTAGAAAATGACTATAAAAATAATGAAAATAATGATTAAAAATGTTATAATTATATAGGAGGAAATTATGAATTTTAATAAGGAATTATTTGAAAAAGCCGAAGCAAAAGAATTTGGCGAATTTGAAAGTCTTACTCTTGGCGGACACGAAGTAGTTATTATGGACGCAAGAGAATATGAAAGTGAATTTAGTGGAAAGGTATCTTTAAAAGTTTGCGTTGATATTGCTGGAAATGATGAACAAGCAGGTTATTTTAAAAGACAATATGAAGCAAATAAAGAAAGTAATGATAAATGGTCTACAAGTGCAACAAGATATTTATCATTAAACGATGAAAATCTTTCTTTCTTAAAAGGTTTTATTACTGCTCTTGAAAACTCAAACACTGGTTTTAAATTTGACACTAAAGGAAACTGGGAACAATTAAAAGGAAAGAAAATTGTTGGTGTATTTGGTTTAGAAGAATATAAAGACAATGAAGGCAAAATTAAAGTTGCAACAAAATTAACTCAATTTAGAAGTCTTGATAAATTAAAAGAAACTAAAATACCAAAAGTTAAGTTATTAAATGGTGATTATATTGAATATGAAAAATATCAAAAACCAGCAGAAGAAACAAGTGATAATGAAGTTATTATTACAGGAGACGATTTACCATTCTAATATACCCATATTTAACGTTTTAAAGTATCATACAACAACGTTTATTAAAAATTAATATATTTATACTATACACACAAAAAACGGCTTAAAACGAGTTTAAATTAGGTCGTTTTTTTATATAAAAAAAATGTTTACTTTTTTCGAATTATATTATATTATTAAACTAAAGGAGGAAAGTTTATGTATATTTGGAAATTTAAAAATCTATGTATTCGTAATCAACAAGAAGCAGGACAAGTTATTGGTGTAACTCCACAATATATTTGCTATATTTGTGGAAGAAAAAACAAAATTAATAAACGTCTTGCTTATTTTATTGTGAAATATATAGACGAAAATGCTGAAGTTGAAGACTTTTTTGAAAAAGTTGATTAGTTCAACAAATTTAAAATAAGGTGGTTTTGAGAGAAAAAAATACTAGGGTGGTATATTTATACTACTTTTAATGAAAACGTTTGGAGAAAAACGTTTATATAGGTGCTGTTAAAGTAAAGAAAGGATATTATAATGACAGAAGAAGAAATATTAAGCAAAGAAACTTTTATTGAACTTTTTAGCAAAAATGAAATTGATAAAATTGAATATGAGGACAAGTTATATCTTGAAGCAAAAAAACTTGGTATTGAAAAAAAGTTTAAAGAAAGTCTTAAAAAATATGAAAAAGTATTAGCAAATAAAATTGTGCTAGATAATACTTTGAAATTGCCAAAGTGCAATTATAACATTGAAAATTATGATATGGGTAAATATATTTGTACCATTAATGGCATAATTGATAGCAAAAGTGATTATAAATTTTCTTATTTTCCAATTTTACCCGTTGAAAGATATGTAAATCAAGAAACTGGTAAAGAAAAAATTAAGATTATTTTTTACAAAGAAAACAAATGGCAAGAAAAAATTGTTGATAAAAGTCAATTATCTTCAACTCAAAAATTATTAGTGTTAAGTGATTATGGCTTGGACGTAACAAGTGAAAATGCTAGATATTATGTTAATTATTTCAATGAAATATTAAATCTTAATGATATTAAAAAATTAGAAAGTGTTTCACATTTAGGTTGGAGTGGTAATGATTTTATTCCTTATGATAGCCACGGCATATTTGACGGTGCTGATGAAAATATGAGTATATACAACGCAATAAGCACAAAAGGAAATTGTGAAAAGTGGAAAGAAGTTGTTTATAAACTTCGTGACCATAAAATAATTAAAATTTTAATGGGTGTTACTTTAGCAAGTCCGTTACTTGAAATAATTGGTGTTCCACCTTATATGGTCAATTTGTGGAGTTCAATGTCTGGTAATGGTAAAACATTGTCTTGTATGATAGCAATGTCTATTTGGGGCAACCCAGAAGCAGGAGCATTAAGACTATCAAGCAACAATACTCAAAATTATTATATTGCTGTTGCCAGTTTTATGAGAAATATAACTTGCTATTTTGATGAACTTCAAATTGTTAAGCATTCTAAAAATTTGGATTTAGAAAGTTTGGTTATGGATTTATGTAACGGAACTGAAAAAGGACGTTTAAATAAAAATAGTCAAACAAAAGAAATAAAGAACTGGTACAATAATTTTTTATTTACAAGTAACGACAGCCTTGTTAAAGAAAATGCTGGTGAACAACTTTATAATCGTGTCGTTGATTTAGAAATTAATGAAAAGATAATCAACGGCAATGGATATGAAATTGCAAATGTTATTAAAAACAATTATGGGTTTGCTGGAAAAGAATATATTAGTTATCTTCACAAAATTGGTATTGACGGAATTAAGAAAAGATTTAAAAACTTTTATGACCAATTAATTGTTCAACAAAATATAACTGATAAACAAGCAGGAGTATTAGCAAGTATATTACTAGGCAACCAAATTGGCAACGAGTGTATATTTGAAGATGATTATATTATGGACGTACCAGATATATGTGATTACATAAATGACAAAAATGAAATTAAGACGTCTGTTAAAGCAAAAGATTATATTAAAAGCATTATAAAAGTAAATAAGAAAAGATTTGAAGATAATAATTATAGCGAATGGTGGGGCAAAATAAAAGAAATAAATGCTGGGTATAAAATTTGTTATATTGATACTCAAGTTATGTATCGTGAACTTAATAAAGGTGGGTTTGAATTTAATACTGTTAAAAAAGAATGGGCTGATATGAAGTTCTTAATTAAAAGCAAAACCGGCAGATATATCCACCAAACAACAGTTGATAGTGAAAAAGGAAATTATATTGTTTTAGATTTAGAAGTATAGAGTGTAATATTTGTAAATTGGATATATATTTTTTTATTCATAATTATTTATATAATATAATATATATATATATATATATATATATATATAATATAATATAATATAATAATAATAATATAACATACATAACATACATAAATACATATATACACACTTCACACGATAACAATATCAAAAAAAATAATATACATATATATATATAACTCTATATATGTGTATATGTCTATTTTCCCGTATGTTTGTACTTTTCCTAGATTTTATAAGGGTTTGACCGTAATTTTATATCCAATTTTTATGTATTAAAATGCTTTTTATTCTATTTAATTATATTCTTTGAATATCAAAAGAATATTAATTTAATATTTACAAATAAAATTTATTATGTTATAATTTACTTGTAACAAAGATATGGAGGTGAAGATATGTTGAACCAAACAATAGCAGTAGGTCGTTTAGTTGGTGAACCAAAAATTGAAGAAGTTGATGAAAAAAAAAGAACTATTATCACTTTAGCAATTCCAAGAAGTTATAAAAATATAGACGGCATTTATGAAACAGACTTTATTCCATTTACTTTATGGAATGGTATTGCAGAAAACGTAATTGAATATTGCAAAAAAGGTGACGTTATTGGAATTAAAGGAAGAATACAACAAAGAGGCGACAGTATTGAACTTATTGCTGAAAAAGTCACATTTTTAAGTTCTAAAAAGCAGGATGATGAAAATGAATAATGTGGGTGATTTAGAACTTAATGTGATGTCTTGTTTATTAATCAAGCCAGAATTAATGAATGAAGTCATTTTAGAAGACAAGCATTTTGGCAAATATCAAAGGTTATGGACTTTTATGAAATCGTTTTATAAAAAGTTTAATACGTTTGATGTTCAATTGATGTACTCTGTTTGTAAAGACAAGTGGCACATTGTTAATTATATGGCTTGGTTAAGTGAACTTGAACCAACAGCATACAATTTTCAATTATATCAAAAACAAATAATTGAACAATATGAACAAAAAGAAAAAGAAAAAGTTATGAAAGAATTAATTTTTAAATATGCGAATGATTTATTCGTTGGCAATTTAAAATTAGAAGATTTTTTTCAAAAAACGGAGGAAATAAAAAATGAATATATGGGAAAAAATGAAAAATAAAAATAATAATACTACTTATGATATTAGTAAAAGACTAGGAATTGAAGAAGAAAAAGTGCAAGAAATTATTAGTGGCGAACGTGAAGTTGCTACAAAAGATATGGACAGAGTTGTTAAGGCTTTTCAAACAAAACCAGAAAAAGTTGTACCTATTGAAAGAACATTGATGGAACAATTTTTTAAAGAAAATAAATTAACTGATTTAAAAAATAAATTTGGTTATAATAAAATATCAGAAATGACGAAAGATATTGGGGTTGCAAATAGCACATTATATCGTGTAAATAATGAAAAAGATATAAAATTATTAAGTAATAGAAACATTAAAAAAATTTATGATTTCTTTCAAAATGATTTTAATAGAAAAATAAAAAAGAAAAATAAAAATAAAATTCATACTACAAAATATCCACAAGTAGATTATGAAGAATTGCCAGAAGAAGTTAGAGAATGGTTTGAAAATACCGACATTAATCAATTACTTGTTAAAAGAAAAATGACTAAAAAACAATTATTGAAGAAAATTGGTTTCACTTATGGTTATTACGCAATATTATGTGACGTAATCTGTCATAGAGAAAGCAAAAGATGTCAAAATGCTTATATAATTCAAAAATTATATGATTATTTTAACAATAAACAAGATTATAAAAAGCCGGAAATAACAACTTCAAAATTTGAAGCAAAGGAACCAACTGCAGAAAATATAACAATCACAATGAACAATGCAGGAATAACAATTGCACCTTCTACCACAGACTTTGTAACTATTCCTAAAAAAGAATATGAACAAACAATTCAAGAATTAGAACGTTATAAATTTTTAATTGACCTTGCTATGAAAAAGGAGAAATAATATGGGAACTCGAAGCACAACAAGATTTATAAGAAAACAAGGCGAAGAATTAACTCAACTTGTGAATATTTATCAACAATATGATGGTTATATTAGTGGCGTTGGTTATGAATTAGCACAATTCTTATTATCTAAAAAAGTTATTAATGGTTATAATATGAACCAAGAAGATGGTGAATATGCAAATGGTTTTGACTGCCTCGTTGCTCAATATATTGCTGAATTTAAAAAAAGCATTGGAGGTTTTTATATTGCTACTCCAGAAAATAAACAGGAATATAATTATGAAGTTATTTTTGATGATGATATATACTATGGTACTGACTTACCATTTAAAAACGAAGGTTTTTCAAGTGATGATTTAATAACAATAAAAGTTTATGACTGGAATGACAAATTAATATTTGAAGGAACACCAAGCGAATTGTTAAATTTTAAAGAAAAGTGGGAAGAAGAAGAATAAACGTGATATAATGAGGTCGGTGATAAAATGAAAGACTTTATTATACTTGCTGACACTCGTCAACAAAAAGATAACCATATTATTAAAGAATTTGACAAACAAGGGTTTTTACATATTAGAACGGGTTTACCAAGTGCTGATTATATGGCTATTCGTTTTGACAAAGAAAAAGGTTTTTATATGGACTACACAACTTTAATTGATACAAAAAAAGATTTGGAAGAAATATCAAGTAATTTGTGTAATTCTAAAAATCACGAAAGAATAAAAAGAGAAATTGCAAAAGCAAGGGAACTAGGGTGTAAAAATTTTATATTCTTAATTGCCAATGATAAAATTGAAACAATTCAAGATTTACAAAATTGGTCAAGCAAAAGAACTAGAGTTACTGGCAAAGTATTATGCAAAGTAATGAATACTATGTCCAAAAAATATGGAATTAGATTTATGATTTGCAAAAAAAGAAAAATGGGGGAAAAGGTTATTAAAATTTTGGAAAGGAAAAAATAATGAATTTAGAATGTATTTATGATACAAAAAAAAGTTTTTATGGTAAAGCAATGACACGAGAAGAAAAATATAAAAATATTAAAGCAACAATTTTATTTTCTTATGGAACAGAAGTTGCTAGTATTCAAGAATACGATGATGGTAGAAAAATATTTTTTTACGAAGGCAGATATAGTCAAACAACAACAAGACATCAAAAAGAGTTTTTCAAACAAAATGGTTTAAGTGATAAAGAAATTAAAGAATTATTTAAAGAAGGAAAATTAGAAAAGGTGGTATAAAATGAAAAAAACAAGAGCAAAGTATAAAGTTTATATTAATGGTGAAGGTTATGAAACTTGGGCTGTTAGCGAAGCACAAGCAATAAATAACGTGAAATATCAACTTGGTGCGGCAAATTCTTATAAATACCACGAATTAAAAGTTACAAAGGTTGAAATTTTAAATATAATAGAAAAGGATGCTTAATTATGGAAGCAAAAAAAGCACGAAAAATTATTAGAAAAATATTAGAAGAAGACCCAAAAGAAATTGGTGTGTTTATATCTTTACTAACATATAATTATATGTTAAAATATCAAATAGATGAAGATTTTGTTTTTAGAGCACTTAAAAATAGTTTAAAAATTTTTAGTAGCGAAGACAAAATTAAAAAAATAAAGAAAGCGGGAGAAAAAAATGAACGAACTACAAAAAATAATGAATGAAAAAAGAACTGAAAATGGAGATATATCTTATAAAACAACTGGCGACAACTTAACAGATTTATTCTTTATGACACCATTCTTTGAAAAACATCTTGACCAAGTTTCTATTGGCAAGAGTGAAAAAGAAAAGTTATTTGCTATGTTTATTCGCGACCCAAGATTTGGTTTAGGTCGTCGTGATTTAGGTAGAAAACTTATGGAATTAGCGGAAGTTCCATTTTACGACGTTGCACTTGCAGGACGTTATGATGACCTTTGGCATATTCCAACAAATGAAAATCTTAATTATTTAAGAACAAAATTAATTGAAGGCGACGCACTTGCCAAAAAATGGGCACCACGTTTAACTGGCAAAGATAAAAGAATTGCCAAAGCATTATGTAAAATGTGGGAAATAAGTGAAAAAGAATATCGTGGACTTATTAAAGCAGATAGCACGACTGAATATAAATTGTCTTATGCTGAACAACTTGAAGGAACACCATTAAATGATTTATTTAAAAAAGGCAATTATAAGCATCCACTTGTTGATGATATTAATTTTGAACAAGTACCAAGTCTTGCAATGACAAAATATCTTCATACATTTAGCACACGTGAAGATTTAAAAGAAAGATTTGCAAAGTATATTGAAGACGTAAAACAAGAAAAAGCAAAAGTTAAAACAACTACAACAAATGTTATGGACGCATATAAGACTGCTGATTATAATGACTTAACAACTCAAAGTGCTGAAAAAGAAGCACGTGAAGTTGTGGCAAATAAAATCGTTGATAATGCGGTTGTTGACGTTGAAATGAACGCTATTGTTATTTTAGACACAAGTGGAAGTATGACGTGGGGAAATGGTAATTATAGACCAATAGACAAGGCAAATGCTCTTGCGTATGCTCTTTCTATTAAATCAACTTATGCACCAAATCAAATTATTTCATTTAGTTCATATCCAAGATTAATGACTATTGAAGGCAATACACTTCAAGAAAAGTATCGTTCTATGTACACAGGCGACTGCTCAAATACAGACTTTGGTAAAGTTATGGAATTATTAAAAGGACTTAATAAATATCCAGAATATTTAATTGTATTAAGTGATATGGAATTTGACGCTGGTTCTAATAGTTCAAAAGAAAAGACAATGCAAATGTTCAAAGAACGTGGAGCAGAAACTAAAATTATTTGGTGGAACTTAAATGAACGCAACAAAACAGTTCCAGAATTTGATGAGTTTGGTAACATTTATTTAAGTGGTTACAACATTCAAATCTTAAAACTTCTTGAAAATAAATTTGATATGTCATCATATATTGATAAGATATTAGACGAATATCAAAAGAATATTAAAAAGTAGTTTACATTTTTATAAAAATATTGTATAATTAAATTAGAAAGGGACACACAGCAAATTTAAAAATAAGTATTGTTTTTCGTTTTTATTGTTACTCCATATCTAATAAAAACTTGTATTTACATTTAAGCGTGTTATTCATTACACACAACCTACTATTATATGTCCCTTGTTGTTTTAAAAAAAAATATTAAATGCTCGGACAGCAAATAATTATTCTATACTGGCATTTTAGAATTAAATGAGCATTGTTTCTTTCTATACGTTATTTAAAGGCACGTTACAGCAAACAAAGAGAAATCTTTAAGTACGTTGGTTCAAATCCAACATTCTGTTCAATGCGGAATTAGCCAAGTGGTTGAAGGCGGTAGAATGCAAATCTATTATTTAAGATATTTAGTGCCTTGTTATTTATGAATTAAAATCAAAAGGTCATACAGCAAACAATTAAGCGTTAGTCTCGGGAACTAAAAATGCTACTTTCTTGTCGAAAAGAATTTACTGACCTTTGTTTTTTTTATATTAAAATGAAAGTGAAGTGAATTAGATTATGAAAAAAGATACTAACAATTCTGGGATAGGAATATCAACAATATTATTTTTAATATTTTTAGTTTTAAAGTTATGCAAAATTATTAATTGGGGCTGGATTTGGGTATTTAGTCCTTTGTGGATTGGGACTATATTATGGCTATTGTTTTATTTGATTATATATTTGATTATAAAAAAACATTTTTAGAAAGCCAGGTGTAAATAGATATGTTAAAGTTTAAAGGTTATGAATTACTTTATTATATTGATGAAAAAGATTATATTGATTATTACTTAAAAGATAAAAAAGGTAATACTAGAATATGGAGAGAATGGAAATGAATAAAGAAATAAAAGAAATATTAGAAAATATGAAAAAATGGTCGGTAGATGGCAATTTATATTTTGAAATAAATGATGAAAAAGCAAAACTATTATATGATTACATAACTAATTTACAAGAAGAAAATAATAGATTAAATAATCAATATGACTTAATGGAAAATTCATTAGATGAAAAACAAGAAGTAATAGACAAATCAATAGAATACCTTAATACCAATTCTTTACTTAATTTTGAACACAACGAAGAACAAAACATAGATTTAATTACAGACACCAAAGCAAAAGAAGACTTATTAAATATCCTAGGAAGTAACAAAAATTAATTTTGTTTTTTTTACTTTTTTATGTTACAATTATTTTGGCAAGTGGTTTTCCAAATAGCCACTTGTTACACCACTCTTTTTTAGGTGTTCCCCCGTGGAATAGGAGTTTTTTCATTTTACCTCCTATTCTTTTTTTGACTTATTTTTATTTTGTGGTACAATTATATTGACGGAGGAATTTATGGAACAATTAAAAATTGAATATATTGATATTGATAGCATTAAACCATATAAAAATAATGCTAAACAACACCCAGCCGAACAAATAGAACAAATTAAAAAGTCTATTGAACAGTTTGGTATGGACGACCCAATAGGTATATGGAAGGATGAAATAGTGGAAGGACACGGCAGATTAATTGCGTGTAAAGAACTTGGAATGAAGGAAGTGCCAGTTATTCGTCTTGACCACTTAACTGACAAAGAACGCAAAGCATACACACTTGCTCACAATAAATTAACAATGAATAGTGACTTTGATATTGATATTTTAAATGCTGAATTAGAAGATTTAATTGATATTGATATGACTGATTTTGGGTTTGAAAATATTGAAATTGACTGGGACAATGTTGAAGAATTAACTGAAAAAAATTATGACGAACCAACCCACAATATGCTTGAATGTCCTGCGTGTCATCATATTGACCGTGATATTCATTTTAAAAAGGTTGACGTTGCACCAGACGAAGTTGAAGACGAAAGCATAGAAGTATGAAAGTATTCCTAAGTGCTATTGAAAACGCCCAAGCATCTGGCAAAAATGCCAAGGCAGTTGCTCAAATATTAGTTGAAAAAGGTATTAAAATGAAATATAATTTAATGTCTTATTTCTATATCAAAGGAAAGACACAACTTGCTGAGTTTATTCGCGATAATACAGAAGAAATACTTATAGACAGTGGAGCACACAGTTTCCAAAAAGGAACAAAAGTTGACTGGGTAGAATATACTAAGAAATATGCCGAGTTTATTAAAAAGTTTGACAGACCAAACGTCGTTGGTTATTTTGAAATGGACGTTGACAATATTATTGGCTACGACAAGGTATTAGAACTTCGTAAAATGCTTGAACAAATATCAAATAAAATTGTTCCAGTTTGGCATAAGAACCGTGGCATTGAGGAATACAAAAAAATGTGTCAAGACTATGCTGGAAAGTTAATTGCCATCACTGGTTTTAAAAACGAAGACATAAAAGATGAGCAGTACCTAATGTTCTTAAAATATGCAAAGAAATACAATTGCAAAGTTCATTGCCTAGGAATGACAAGAAAGAAAGTTCTTGACAAGGTGCCGTTTGATTATGTTGACAGCAGTTCGTGGGTACAACAAACAGTTTTTGGACGTATTAACAACAAAGGCAAAGTTTCCAAGGAAATGAGTAAAAACTCTAGAGAGGTGGTGTTTATAGAAAACTATAAAGAGGGAATGAAAATGCAAAACTATTATTACCAAAAGTGGAAAAAAGTTTGCAAAGATTAATTGGATAGTAGTTAACCATAACCTACTATAAAAAAAATAAGGAGATGAATTTGAATGAATAATTTATTATTGGCTGGTTCAATAATTGGTGTATTTAGCATTATGCTAATTGTTAAAAAGTTCTTAGGAAAGGAAGGACTTATTGGTTGGATAGGAATTGCAAGTATTTTAGCAAATCTTATTCTTGTTAAAAGTGTTGACCTACTAGGTATAGGTGCAACTCTTGGTAACGTATTATTTGCTAGTAATTTCCTAGCAACTGATATGTTAACAGAAAATTATGGATACAAAGAAGCAAAAAAAGGCGTTAAATTTGGAATATTTAGTGTATTAATATTCTTAATTGTTACGCAAGTTGCTTTATTCTATATTCCTAACGCAGAAGATTTTGCTCAAAGTAGTATGGAAACAATTTTTGGTTTAATTCCAAGAATATCAATAGCAAGTATTTCTATGTTTGCTTTATCTAATTTTGTTGACATAAGACTTTATGAGTTCTTAAGAAAGAAAACTGGCGATAAAAAAATGTGGTTAAGAAACAACCTATGCACTATTATTTGTAATGGTGGCGAAAATTTTGCTTTCTATTTAATTGCATTCGTAGGTTTAATGCCAGTAAGCACAATTTTATTTATGGCTACTTCTGCAACAATAATTGAAATATTAATTGCATTATGCGATACACCATTTTTATATTTAAGTAAGAAAATAAAAGATTAATATAGATTGAAAGAAGGTAGATATAGTGGCAAATAAAAATGATAATTTAATTCCACAAGCACATATCCTAACAGTAGAAGAACAGTCGGCTGGTGGTAAAGCAAGTGGCAAGGCTCGTCGTGAGAAAGCCACTATGCTATCAACTTTAAAAAAAATACTAGATGAAGAAGCAAAAAATGGTATGACTTATCGTGAAATGGCAACGTTGGGTCTTATCAAAGGTGCTATTAAAGGCAATGCTCTTAATTACAAAACAATGGTTGAAGTTTTAGGTGAAACAAAAGGCGAAGACAATACTAATGGCGTATTAACTGAATTAGTAGAGGCGATGAAAAATGTCAAAAAAGATTGAGGAAATGTTAAACCCAAAACAACTTGATTTTATGCTTTTTGAAGACAGACGTATTAATTTATTAACTGGGTCTGTTCGTAGTGGTAAAACCTATGTTTCATTATTAAAATGGGCAATTTTTGTCGGCACAATGCCAGAAAACGCAGAGTTTCTTATGACTGGTAAAACATTAACTTCATTGAAAAGAAATTGCCTTGGCTTATTACAAGATTTAGTAGGTCAAAGCAATTTTTCTTATTCTATAAGTCAAAAAAGTGGCAAATTGTTTGGTCGTACTATTTGGCTTGAAGGTGCAAATGATGACCGTGCTGAAAGTAAAATTCGTGGTATGACGTTGGCTGGTGCGTATGTGGACGAATTAACACAAATTCCTGAAGATTTTTATAAAATGTTGCTATCTCGTTTATCATTTAAAAATGCCAAGTTATATGCAACAACTAACCCTGATGCACCTAATCATTGGGTTAAAGTACAAATTATTGAAAATGAAGAAATTGATAAGAAAGTTTGGTCATTTACGCTTGATGACAATGAAATATTAAAAAAGGAAAACGAAGAATATTTTGAACAACTAAAAAAAGAATATCAAAGTATGGGTGGCGTGTTCTACCAACGTTTTATACTAGGTCTATGGGTACTTGCCGAAGGACTTATTTATAGACAATTCGCTGATAACAGTGAAATGTTTATGAAAGATGAGGCTGTAAACGAATATGGTGAAAAGATTAATTTCTTAATAATATCAATAGGAATAGACTATGGTGCAACAAAAGGTGAAACAGAATTTAAAGCAACTGGAATAACACAATTCTTCAAAGAAGTGTGGACTATTGATGAGGAAAAATTGGCTGGGTTATACACACCAAAAGATATTTATGAAGCGTTTATTAAATTTTATCGTCGTGTCGTTGAAAAGTATGGCAAAATTACACATTGTTTCGCCGATTATGGTGCATTAGGTCAAGTTTTAACTTATGGTCTTAATAAAAGTTTACAAGAAAATAATATTCCTTTACAAGTTCAAGACTGCATTAAAGGAAAAATAATTGATAGAATTTATATGGACCAAATGTTATTTGCACAAGGGCGTAGGTTCTTATTAAAGAAATGTAAATATCTAAAAGAAGCATACGAACAAGCAGTTTGGGACGATAAGAAACCAGACACACGACTAGACGACGGAACTACTCCAATAGATGACCTTGATGCTAGTGAATATTCTATGTTTCCGTTTTACGATAAACTTATGATGAATATAAGAGAATATTAATTTGTTCTCTTTTTAATTTTATGGTATATTATTGTTGGAAAGAATTGGAGGTTATGTATTTATTGTCGTTAAAAAATAAATAAAAGGAGTGATACAATGAAATTAGAAGATTTTTTAACAAAGACTTATGGTTACAATCCTGACATTAAAGACGCATTAAGAACGTACATTGAACAATGGAAAAGTTGGTATGCCGGAAATGTTAAGGACTTCCATAATTATTTTATTTACAATGGTCGTAGAAAAGTTTCACAAAAAAGATTTACAATGAATATGGCGAAGGAAATTAGTGAAGACTGGAGTGATATTCTTTGGAGTGAAAAATGTGAAATTAATTTTAAAGACGAAGGTTCACAAGAACAATTTGATGAATTAGTTGATGAACTTGACTTATACGCAGTTATTAATCAAGCAATAGAAAAATCGGGTGCACTAGGAACTGAAAGTGCAGTTATTAGTGTTTACGACCTTATTTCTAATGAAGACGGAATGACACTTGACGTTAGTGAAGCGAAAACTCGTGTTGATTTAGTTGATATTGACTGGATATATCCGTTAAGTTGGAACAACAAAGGTATAACTGAATGTGCCTTTGGTAGTGTTGAATATAAGAAAGGAATAAAATATGTCATTTTATCGGTTCATAAAATTGCTGATGATGGCAACTATCATATTTATAATCATCTTTTTGAAGATACTAATGGCAACTTAAAAGAAATAACAACTGAAGGAACAACAATGCGTGATTTTGATACAAAAAGCAATGTTAAATGGTTCTCAATATTTAAGCCACTATTAACAAATAATTTGTTTAATAATTCACCATTTGGTATTCCGCATTATGCAAATGCTATTGATAATATGAAAGCCGTTGATATTTCATTTGACGCATTAAAGAACGAAGTTAAAGACGGTCGTAGAAGGACATTCGTTCGTGCAAGTATGTTAAATTATGATGACGGAACTCAAAAAATGGTATTTGATGAGAATGATATATCGGTTTATGTATTACCAACAGGTGCAACAAAAGATGATTTAATTCAAAGTGATGTTGATGATTTAAGAACTGAAAAACAAATTGAAACATTGAACACAAATCTTAATATTTTAGGAAATAAAGTTGGGTTTGGTGAAAACCATTATCATTTTGACGGAACAAACCTTTCAACAGCAACAGCAGTAGTATCAAGCAACAGCAAATTATTCCGTAGAAAGAAAAAACTAGAAATTGGTTACGAAAGTTCAATATTTGATTTAGTAAAAGCAATTTGTTATGCCTCAAGTACATTTGGGCAATATAATATAAACCCAGAAGATATGGTTATTCAATTTGATGATAGTATTGTTGAAGACAAGGAAGCCGAAAGCAATAGAGCGTTACGTGAAGTTAGTGCTGGGGTATTATCAAAAGTTGAATATCGTGAAAAGATTTTTGGCGAAACAAAAGAAATTGCTGAAAAAGAAATTCAAACAATTAAGGAAGAAAACCCTAATGTGGAAGATTTATTAGGAACTAATGGGGGTGAATAGAAAAAAAGGTGTGTTATGATACTAATGTGATATAATAGAATTGTAAAAATATATTAATTGTAAAGAAGGAGGAATAAATATGGTTACAATTTATAAAATAGAAAATACAAAAATAAAACCAAACGATGATTATATATCAGCAGAATTAAGGGGGTTAAGTACAGATACAAAACCTACTGAAGTTAATGGTAAACAAATTGACAATGGTTCAATATTTATAGAAATTAATACTGGAAAGATATTCTTTTATGATTTAGAAAATAAACAATGGAATGAGGCGTAAATATGCTAGATACAACAAGTTATTTACTAGGAAAGAAAGCAGGTGGCACAACTCCAACCGGAACAGTAGATATAACTTCTAATGGAACAACTAATGTTACAAATTATGCCTATGCAGATGTTAATGTTCAACCTGATTTAGAAAGCAAATCAGTAACTATAACAGAAAACACAACAACAACTATTACACCAACACAAGGCAAAGATGGATTAAGTAGCGTTGAAGTTATTACTAATGTGCCAACAGGTGGTTTTACTCCTAATTTTGTGAGTTTTAGTAGATATTCTGGAACAAATGCTCAATTAGCAAGTGATATTTCTGGGGTTGATTTTTCTTCAATATTAGGTGCAAATTATATGTTTTCTAATTTAGGTTCTAGTATTACAGAAATTGATTTAAGTGGGGTAACAACTTTCCCAACAAGTTCAAAAGTTTATGAATATCTTTGTTACCAAGATAGCAAACTACAAAGATTTACATTTTGCAAAGATAATAAAACACATAATGCAACTACATTAGCAAGAGCATTTAATAATTGTTCAAAATTAACATATTGTGATTTATCAACAATAAGTGGTAGCCCATCTATTGGTTATTTATTTAGTGGTTGTTCTTTATTAACATTTGCAGATTTAAGAAATATTAGTTTTACAATGTCAACTTATACTGATGCTTTTTCAAGTGTACCAAGTTCTTGCACAATAATTGTAAAGAACGCTACCGAAAAAACTAATTTTCAAAATAAATTTGGTACAAGTTGGACAAATTTAAAAACAGTTGCAGAATATGAACAATAAATCATAAGGAAGTGATTTAATATGAACGGTTTTGATGAAATCGTGGAAGAAATATTATTATTTTTATATAAAAAAAATTATAAAGATAATGATAAAGAAATGGCTAGAATTAGAATAATGTATTTTATTAATAAATGCTGTGAAAATGAAGACAAATTCCGTGAATGTATGTTAGCACTTGATAGATATGAAATGGAAAAGAAAGGTCAAAGCAGATGTTAAGTGATGAAGTTATTGAAAAAGTCGTTGCTAGGGTTGTTAATCGTATTGAACAAGGAAACACTTATGTTTTAGAACAAATTGGCAAGAGTATCAAAAAAATTGGTACTCTTTCGCCAAGTAATGCACAACAATTAGTTCAAATCCTACGTTATGGTGGCGATTATGATAAAATTATTAAAAAACTTCAAGAAATAACTAATTTAAATACTAGAGATATTTATAAAATATTTGAAGAAGTTGCTAAAAACGATTATATGTTTGCCAAGCAATTTTATGACTATCGTGAAGTAAAATTTATTCCGTGGGAAGAAAATTTGCAATTACAAAAGGAAATAAATGCACTTGCGAATATAACAGCAAAAAAATATCTTAATTTAAGTGGAACGGGTGCTATTGGGTTTACAGTTAAACAGTTAGACAGCAACGGAAAACTAAAAACAGTATTTAAAGATATAAGCCAAACATATATTGACACAATGGATACAGCAGTTTTTAATGTTTCACAAGGTAAAACTACTTTTAATGAAGAAATGAGTAGGATAATGAAAGAACTAGGGGAAAGTGGGTTAAAAACTATTAATTATCAAAATGGAAGGTCAATGCGTTTAGATAGTGCTGTTGAAATGAACTTAAAAGAAGGGTTAAGAACTTTACACAATGAAGAACAACAAATTTTTGGTGAAGAATTTGACGCTGATGGCGTTGAAGTAACAGTTCACGAATATCCAGCACCAGACCACGAATTAGTACAAGGACGCCAGTTTACTCTTGAAGAATTTGATAAATTCCAAAATGACCAAGATGCAATTAGTGTTGATGGCATAGAATTTCCAGCAATAGCAGATGAAACTGGGCACGATAGACGTTCTATTGCCCAATATAACTGTTATCATACAATATTTCCAATAATAGTAGGTGTTAGTAAACCAAGATATACAAACGAACAACTTCAAACTATTATAAAAAGAAATGATACTGGTTTTGACTTTGATGGCAAACATTATTCAATGTATGAAGGAACACAACTACAAAGAAAACTAGAAACTGAAATAAGAAAAAATAAAGATATCCAAATTATGGCAAGGGCTAGTGGAATGGAAGAACTTGCACAAAAAAGCCAAACAAAAATTAACCAATTAACACAAAAATATAAAGAATTAAGCCAAACAAGTGGTTTAAAAACAGAACTTGAAAGAGCAAAAGTAGCAGGTTATAGAAAAATCAAGGTAAAATAATTTACAAAAATAATAAAATGTTATATAATTAAATTGCCTAGTATGGCATAGGTTGATATTTTTTATTAAATTTTATATTTTTTTGATTTTTTTCATATTTTCATTACTATCTTTTAACTTTTTATGTTATTGCACTTTATATCAACCTATTGTTCTTAAAAATAACGCTTGAAAATAGCGTTTTTTTATTTGTCTGTTGTGTAAAATAGTGTAAAGTTTGAATATAGGGTGTAAAGAAAACTTAAAACCACAAATTTTTATTTTTTTTTAACACTTTTTCGTTTGCAAACCCTTTATTTACGGGGTTGTAAACCTTAATGTAAAGCACTTTACACTTTACATAATTATATAATTGTGTTATAATATATTTATACAAAAGGAAAAAGTGTCCTCTTGTATAAATAGTTCTTTGAAAGATATGGAGGTGTGAAAATGTTTGGACTATGTATGCCAACTGGTGAAGTCTATTTACTATTAAAAGATGGAACAAAGGATAGTATTGAAATGTCAGATTTATCTAATCCTAAAAAAGAAATAATGGAAGATGAATGGATATTACAATACATTAAGAAAATCGGGTATAATAACGTAGATGTAATCGTATATGAAAGAGATAATTATATTGTACAAATATCAATGGCAGATTATTATGCCGAACACGGACAAGAGTTGGAGGGGTAATTATACCCTTTCTACTCAAAAATTAATAGGAGGTAAAAATGAAATATGTTATTTATTGCCATATAATGCACTGCATACCAAGTATGGTAATTAAAATTGAATGTAAAACCGAATTGCACAAAAACGAAATGGTTAAAATGATTAACAAGCAAAATATCATTCCATTAATAATTGATAATATTAAAGAAATTAGTATAGAGGGTTAATACCCTCTTTACTATTATATAATTATATGTTACAATTTAATTATAGTTAAGGAGGTATTAAATGATTAAATTAATTAAACAAAAATATTATGGTAAAGATGGCGAAGTAAAAATTAATTGCTATCACGTTAATTTAGCAAAAAGTCTTGTTGAAAAAGCAGGGCTTGATAAAGTAGAATATATTAAAGTTAGCGTTGAAAATGGTAAAATTATAATTGAAAGGGCTTAGTATGTATAAAATGAAATTATGGTATTCATTAGAAAAAAATAACGGGGTTTGGACGATTTGGTTGAATAGTGAGGGAGAAGGAGATAATCGTGGAAGTGGTGGCTGTAAAAAAATATATAGTTCTACCGATAAAGCAAATTGTTTAAATTATTGTAAAGAAAATAAAATTAAAATAAAGAAAGGCATAAGAAAATGAATATTAATAATGAAGAAATCTTAAAAAGAAAAGTGGAAGATTATGAAGACACAATAATTCATTATCTCAATGGTGTTTATAATAAAGATGATGTATTAGAAGTATTTGAAATTGCTGAGTGTACTTGTTGCAGTTGTTATGATTTGGAAAAATATATGCACAGGAACGATGATGGCGTATATTGTGAAACTTGTTGGGACGCGAGGTAATTATGAAAGAAATACATTGTTCAAATTGTGGAGAAAGAATAAATACTTATATCGGGGAAGAATTTTTCTTAGTAAGCGTACTTAACTTTAATAATAAACACAGAAAAAATCATTCAATAGATAAAGACGTTTATTATTGTAAAGAATGTTACCAAAATAGTGCTATCTACAAATTAATGAATGAAAATCAAAAAGAAGAATTGAAAAAAGATAATTAATCGTGTTATACTTTTATTATAGAGTATTAGGAGGCGTTAATTATGGATAAAAACTTTGAAACTCAAGTTTTAAGTAGACTAGCAGTTATTGAAAGTAAAATTGATGATTATAACAAAATAAAAGATAAAGTAAATGAAAATTATACTATTTCAAATGAAAATAGGAAAGAAATTAGTGAAATACAAGATAAATTAAAATGGATAACAAGAACAGTTACTGGTGCTATTATTGGGGGTATAATCGCATTAGCATTTGCTCTTATTCAAAGATAGATAATAAATAAAAGGGGGTTAAAATGAAAAAAAGACAATATACTTATAATTTTGAACCAGAAATGTATAAGTACATATTATCTACAAATATTCTTAATAAAAAGAAAAATGAAGATAAAATATTTAAATCATTAGTTATGGGATATGGTGCAAAAGAAATAAGTAAGAGATATCACTATGCTGAAAGTACAATTTGGAACAGAAGACGTGATATTTATAATAAGACAAAGAAGTATATGATTTAATATACTTTTTTTTATTTATATTATTTTTTATATAAAAGTTCTATAAATATTATCTATAAAGTTTCTATAATATTTATATAATTTATTTTTTATGATAAAAACTTGGTATTTTAAATCAAAAAATATTTGTTAAAATATGTTTTTGTTAGGGGAAATGATATGAAACACGAACTATCTTTAAAACAAATATTTGATGATTTTGCTAATAAGACAATAATGAATGATGATGAAATAAAAGTATTAACTATGTATATTAAAGGTGATAGTATAGTTAAAATAGCCGATATAACCGCTCAAAGTACAAGTAGCGTATCAAGAATAATTGCTGAACTAAAAGAAAAATATAAAAACTATAAAAAGGTAGAAATTGCAAAATTAAAAGTTTTTGATAATAAATAATGATAATAAAATGACAATTTATATTATTTTTATTTTGGTATTATTTAATTAGAAAGGAACGAAACATTTAAGTAATAAAACACTTATCTGTATCGTCCTTTCTTTTTTATTTAGGAGGGAATATGTTTAATAATTCTTATATGTCATCTTATAACCCACAATTAACTTTGGACAAAATTAATTCACAAATTGCAGAACTAGAAAGATTAAGAAATCAAATACCTCAACCTCCAGTAGCACAACCTACTAATTTAACTCAAAACTTTCAAATATCGCCTACTAATCGCGATTTTATAAAATATGCTAGTTCTATTGATGAAGTGCAAAAGGAAATGGTTACAGGTGACACTCCTTTTTTTAGTAAAGATATGAGTGTCGTATGGATTAAAAATTCTAAAGGTGAAATTAAGACTTATGAATTAAATGAAATTGTGGCAAAAGATGAAAAAGACATACAAATTGAAGTATTAAAAGCAAGAATTGATGAATTGGAAAGGAAAATAAAAGATGAACCAAGTAATGAATATGTTGTTAAGTCAACTGAAGATGAGAAACCCACAATTATTTCAACAAGTACAAAATTTTCAAAAAAATCAAAATGACCCACAAGAAATAATTAATAATATGTTAAAAGGATATAAACCTGAACAAATAAAAGCATTTAGACAATATGCAAGTGGACTTGGAATTACCAATGAACAATTAGATAAATATGGTATTAATGTCAAATGACGTTGATATAAAAGAGTATTGAAAGGAGGTGAATTATGAATAACGGAATACAACCAACTGTGGAATTAGCAACTAATAATGGTTCATATCCATATCCTGTTTATCCAATGTATGGAAATGGTGGATTTGGAAATAGTGGATTTTTAGGTGGAGATGGTTGGATTATTTTACTTCTATTACTTGCTTTTAGTGGTAATTGGGGAAATGGTAATGGTGGCTTCTTTGGAGGCAACGGCTTTAATAATGATTATGCGTGGTTATCAAATGGTCAAAAAGAAATTATGCAAAATACTAACAACGGATTTAACGCTTTACAATTAAGTAATGATATTCAAGACGTTAATAATGGTATAAATTCTTTATCATCTCAATTATGCAACTCTACTTATACAATTAATGATAGTATTAAAGACGGCTTCTACGGTTTAAATACTTCATTCTTAAATTGTTGTTGTGAAAATCGTTTAGGTTTGGCTAATTTAAACAGCACTATTATAAGTGAAAATTGTGCTGATAGACAAGCATTAAATGAAGGAGTTAGAGATATACTTGCAAATCAAACAGCAAGCGTTCAACGTATCCTTGACCAATTATGTGCTGACAAAATAGACGCTAAAAACGAAAAAATTGCTGATTTACAAAGAGAAATTTTAATGAAAGATTTACAAGCAAGTCAAGTTGCTCAAACAGCAGATATTAGAGCAAATAATGCTGTTGTTGCAAATCAACTTGTAAGCGAACTACGTTCTTGCCCTATTCCTGCTCAACCAGTATATGGAAACACACCAATATTTAGTTGCAATGGAAATGGTGGCTGTGGATGTGGACTAAATACTACAAGTCAATTTATTTAATAGCATAGAGTAGAATACTACACGCTCGATTACGAGAACTTGCTAACGAAATCCCTTTATGGGGAAAACGAGAGATAGGCATAGTTCTATCTCTTTTTTATAAAAATGCACAATAAAAGTGAAAATAGTGTATAAAAAAGAATAAAAATGCACAGTATTTTCAAAATATTGTGCAAAAATTGAAAGGAGAAAGATAAAATATGATTGAAACTATAATTAATGAGCCTCTTGTTTTACCAAGTAATGCAAGTCCAATAACTTTTGATGAAACTGATATAAGGACTAGATGTGCTACTTGTTGTGGTTGGTTAGATTATTTAAATGGAAATCCTAATTTTAAAATCTTTGGAAACGGATATACAGGCTATTATGATGTAAAATTTAATGCTTCCGTTAGTTCTGCAACTGCTGGTGTTGTTGCAATAGCATTATTTCAAGACGGCGTAATTATTCCAGACACAATTAGAGCCGTAACAATTGCAACTGCTGATGACTATGAAACAATTTCATTTGATAAGAAATTAAGAGTTTGCCCTAGAGGTACTACTAATATTAGTGTAAGAAGTGTATCAAGTGTACCAACACCAACTGACCCTACAACACCAATATCAACTACGCAAGCAATTATAACTAATGCAACATTTAGTATAAGTAGAGATTAATGAGAAATAATTTAGATGTAACTTCATTAATCTTGCAATTATATAGTGTTATTTTACTTTTACAAGATTATAATAATACTGATTTAATGCAAGAATTACGAAAACAAGATACACAATATTTTGAAAAGATTATTGCAAATCAAGAAGAAATATTAAAAACTCTTAAGGAAAGGAGTGAAAAATAATGGAAGATAAAGTAATTAAAAAAGTTGAAGAAAAAATTCAACATATACTTGATGAAGATATAAATACTAATAATTTAGATAATTTATATAAATTAAGCAAAATTAAACATTATGCAAAGGAGGATAAAGAAATGAACTACGGAAATTATGGAAATTATGGAAATTATGGTGCAAGAAGACCAGGATATGATAGTTATGGGCGTGATGAATATGGCAGAGATAATTATGGACGCCGTGGATATGATATGAAATATCGTGGATATGACCATATTGATAGAATTGGAAATGAATACGGACGTTATATGGAAAGTCGTGAAAGATACGGAACTAACCCAGAAACCGATAAATCATTTGAATATATGGTTAAGTCATTAGAAGATTTTATTAGATATTTACACGAAGAAGCCGAAACGCCACAAAATCATCAAATGCTTAATGAAACTTTACAAAGAAGTATAAGATAATGTATAAATATTATAATGCCAATGCTTTAAATAAATATGAAGATGACTGTGTTATTAGAGCAATTTCTTGTGCTACTAATAAATCGTGGGACTATGTATATGATTATTTAAGTGATATAGCACAATATGAAGGAACTTTATTTGATAAGAAAGAATTTGTAATAAACTATTTAGATAGAACTTATAAAAGATTAAATGGAATAAAAGGAAGTGTTGGATATGTTTCTTCATTATTTCCTAATAATACTTTGCTTATTACAATGCAAGGACATATTGTTTGCTCAAAAAACGGCGTGATATATGATACATTTGACTGCCGAGATAGGCAAGTAGAATATGCTTGGTTAGTTGAATAAGAGTGTAATTTTACACACTCTTTTTTTTATGGTATAATTAATTAGGTGATATTATGAGAATAGCATATTATTATCAAGGAAATAATAGTTATTTAGAACAACTTTTAGATTATGACATAACAATTTTAATTGATAATGAAAAAAATATAGAAGAATTATTAAAATATAATAAAAATATTAAAAATATAAAATATAATAAAGAAACATTTGATATATTAATTGCTGAGACAGATGAATTAAAGAATATATTTGCAATGAAAAAAGTTGTCATTGGTAATTTTAAAACACATAAAAGTAGGATATGCTATTTGGATAAGTTTGATATTGAAGAAATACTAAAAAAACCAGATAAACAAGATATAAAATTTAGTATTATAGTACCTAATTATAATAATGGTGACTGGATAAATAAAACAATAGAAAGTGTATTAAACCAAACATATAAAAACTGGGAAATGTATATTATAGATGATATGTCAACAGATAACTCTATTGAGGTAATAAAAAGATATAATGATGATAGAATAACATTAATTGAAAACCCAATTAAACTTTACAATGGTGGTTCAAGAAATGTTGGCATATTAAAAGCCAAAGAAAGCAACTATGATGGATATTTATTGTTTATAGATAGTGATGACTGGTTGGCAAATGATAAAGTGCTAGAAATATTAAATAGTTTTATAGAAAATGAAGATTTAATAACTTTAGATTATCAATATTATATGGATAACAAAATAAAAAATGCAGGTAAACACAGTTATAAAAATAAAGATGAATTATTTATGACAATAGGTGCAATGTGTGCCGTATGGTGCAAGTGTTTTAAAGTTAGCATTGCTCCACTATTTGAGTTTAATACATTAATGGAAGATAGAAATTATCATTATAGATTAATTAATAGAATAAGAAGTTATGCTAATTTAGGTCAAGTAACACATACTTGGAACAAAATGAATGTAAAAAGTGTTACAACAGCAAAAAAACAACAGTATGGCAATGAATTACAGTCAAGACTAGAATGGAATAATTGTGCATATAGACATATTGCTGGAATGCTTGACTTATTAAATGAACTAGACAACCCATTATGGATAAATTTTATTAAAGATAAGATAGATGCTTGTAAAAGTAGAATATCAATGAATGTGTTTGAACAATTTTAGGAGGTAATATTATGACAAAATTTAAAACAGTATTTACCACGGGGACATTTGATATTTTACACTATGGACATATTAATTTATTAAAAAAAGCAAAAGCACTTGGCGATTATCTTGTTGTGGGGTTAAATGTTACTAAAAATGGTAAAAGTACTTATTATTCTTATGAAGAAAGAAAAAAAATGCTTGAGGCGATAAAATATGTTGACGCAGTTGTTCCAATAGTAAACCAAGAAGACAA